CCAGAGGAGCAACTACGGTTTGACAGATACGAATAACTTTTTGGGCGTTCTTCACACTGTTCTCAAAGTTCATAGTAATCTTGGAGCGGAGTTCTCTCGCGGTAAGTTTCACACGCTTTCCGTCGACAGTCTTAGTGACACGGAGACCCAGCTTCTTAGCTTTATTTTTCAGGTCCTTGTACTGCATATATTAGTACACAAGAAAATCATAAAACGTCTTGATGTCTCCATCATTAATCAACTTGACAAATTCCTGATCATTTTTCGAGAACATAAGTGGATTTGGTGATGCCATCGTAAACGCGCGATCGATAGTTACCCCAGTCTGGTCCAGGTAAATGAGTAAGTTATTGATTTGTTCATAAGGCAACATATCCAATGCCATCCGAAACTTTCCCACGGAGAAGTCATAATCACTTTCACTCTTCTTAATGAGCAATTGTCTTTTTATAAACTTTTCTAAATCGGTTTGAGGATTGACACCTATCTTTGTATCGCACCTGAGATACTCCATCAAGTCTCGAACACCGTGTGCGACCAGTTTCACAAAACTGCGTTTCTCTGGTGTCATACTTACAATGTATAAAGATAAATTGTGAAATTAGGGTAAGATGAGTGATGTACACGAACTTAAAATACTTATTCATAAGGTTCTACTACCGAGGATTAGACAACTTGAGGAAGAGGTTTCATCATTGAGAAAACATACTTGGCCATATGTCCAAAGTAATCGTGAGAAACATCAACTTGACGACATCGAGGTGAAGAAGGACTTTTTCAAACATCTCGATGAAGATACGATTAAGGAACTTTTACTTGAAAAGGCGAAACTGACGAGGACACCAGGATTTCACAGGAGAGAATATGATCTTACAAATAATTTTTGTTGACGTACTATAAATGGGACTTGTGTTTTCTCTGATCCCAGGTCTCGATATGCCTAAAATCCCATTCATTTCTGATCTCTTCAAAGGAGATGATAAGCCCATGAAGACCGAGTGGCTTGCTGCTTATATCTGTGGAATCTTATGTTCTATCCTCGTGGTGTACGGTGTTATGAAGATGCCATTCAAAACACCACCAATGCTCGCAGCTGCGTGTATATGCTCATCTTGTTGCAGTTCATCAACTTCGCGCGTTGTAACCGACGTTAAAAAGCGTATTTAAAAAAAGTCGTCTGTCCTGTACATATTCACCGCGAATGAACCAGTCTTACCAGTTACCGAGACTGTTTCATTTCCGTATAACTCTTGGCATCCAATATCTTCCATACAGTCGCGACCACTATGACTCACTGGAATGGGGTACAGGTTCTCACCTCCAGTGGTTGTATAATAGTTGTAACGATCACGGCGACCGCGAACTTCCTTACCATAGAGTGGTAGGGTTTCACCGGACCCAGTGAGTATACCCATCTGTTGCATACGACCAGGTTTATATTTCTTGATAGGTGGCCCTCTAAACTCAGGTTCGCGCCGAATCTCCTGAGAACGCACGGGTCTTGGGGGTACCATCATAGTAGGAACTTTCACTGGAACCTTAACGACACGAGGATTTTGGATGAGATACACAATGACCACGACCAACGCGACAAGGATCACCCATAGCAATTGAGTCTTTGTCTTGTTCTTCATTTACTATAGTTAAGGAAAATCTTTCACTTAGAGACATGAAGGTGTTGGCGATCGACATTGGCTATCACAATATGGGTCTTGTATTGGCTGAGTCGAGTGCGGGTCCAAAAATTGATGTAGAATATATAAAGAAGGTAAGTCTCGAAGACTATAAATACATCCACTCAAATGATTTCGTAGACATTATTCCTTTATTTGTAGAAGATCACCGAGACCTATTCGACAAAGCTGAAAAAATCCTCATAGAGAGGCAACCTCCCGGGGGATTCCAGAATATCGAGATACTTTTACACTACATGTTCAAAGACAAAGTTACCCTCGTTTCACCAGTGAGTATGCATGTACACTTTGGTATGAGACACCTCAATTATGAACAGAGGAAAGAGAGAACTGTCTCCATCGCTGAGAAATATATCGATGGAGACATTCCCTATGAGAGAAAACACGACATCGCTGATGCGTTATGTATGATCCTGTACCACAATTTTAAAAGTTGTGTACACTTCTTTGATCAATTTAAGTTCTTTCCTCGTGCAAAATCTTGAGTGCGTTCATGACTGTCTCAAACATTTCGAAAACTTCAGCGGTATTTCGCCTTTCAATAGCTTCCCCGAGTCTCTTGATGTTATAGTCGAATGATTTCTTCTCCTTGACGATTTCATTCAACTTGATATCCAATGCTGCGACTTTATCATCAATGAACTTGGTCGTCTTTTCGATGGTCGCATCAAGTTTTTCAATTTCTTGGATGTATAGAGTTTTATGTTTTCTAAGGATTTCTCGCTTCATTTCAGATTCACTGCGATCAATTTGAGTTTCGAGACGTTCAACCTTCTCCTCAAGTTCTTCGATATTTGTGACGTATTCCCGTTGGTAAATCTCTTTAGCATTTTTCAAGCGATCGATTTCGTTACGAAGTTTGGTATCCATGACTATTTTACCTTAGCTTCATAACTTTAAGTGTTTGGTTCAAATCTTTTGTAAATTCTTTAAAATGTCCAAGACGATACTGCACAAATGCCCAAAGTGCGAAGAATAAGGTCTTGGTCAACTTGTTCACTTCATTGTCTTCCATCTTATAGATTGGGCCAACTAGGCGTCCCATGAATGTTTCATCCTTGTGTTTTCCTGTCATGAACATCTCCGCTTGGGTGAGTGCACACGTATCGTCATTCACCGACCAGTGATAAAATAGGAATGGAATGAGCATTGAATAAAATTCAAGGTTCTTCTGGTTGTTTGTGAAAGGGACAATTAGGATAGCCAAGAGAAAGATGACGTGCATGAAGAATATTATGTTCATCTATTATAAGATGTCAGAAGAAATTAATATGGAAGAAACATGGAATGAATATCATGAGAACGTGTTACGTCAATGGGGTGAGGCGTGTGCGTGTTACAGATATATGCATCATCGCTCTTTTCTGATGTATAAAAAGTTGAGTCTACGTTTTAATTTGCCAGTCATCGTCTTATCGACCATCACGGGTACGGCAAATTTTGCTCAAAGTACTTTACCTGTGAGTATACAACCCGCAGCACCATCAATAATTGGTGGTTTAAATCTCATCGCAGGTCTGATCGCGACGATTATGCAGTTCCTTAAGGTGAATGAACTGATGGAAAATCACAGAACCTCTGCGTTAGGTCATGGAAGTCTTTCAAGAAATATTAGACTTCAGTTATCTCTACCTCGTGAAGAACGTAAAAAGGAGGGTTTGAAATTTGTTGAAGAATGCAAAGCTGAATATGATCGTTTACTCGAACAATGTCCTGCTATTCCTAAAAAGATTCTCATGAACTTCGAAAAAGAGTACCCAATAGAAGGTGTGTTCACAAAACCAGAGATATTAACTGTGCGTCCTATACCATCTCTTAAGTTACCAAAAACTATTGAACCTATTCGAGCTATAACAAAAGACACTGTTTTTGAAAAGGTGGGTACCTTCTTAGCTAAAGAACCTGAGGAGTATGAAGAGGATGAGGAAGAGGAAGAGGAAGAAGAGGAAGAAGAGACAGACGTCGAGCAAGGTACACCAAAAGAATAAACATAACCAAATTGGTAAGAATACTTGAAACAATGTATGGTACAATTTTCCTTTTTAAAGGTTCTACGATACGTTTATGAAGTGCGCTATTTCCGAGCACCAAATCTATGGCCTGATTAGTAAAGTCATCAATGGATTCTTTCATTAAAATAGTTGAGCAAAAAAAAGATCCGATTGTTTCCACAATACACACAAAAACGATTGATCTAATTCGTCGGTACATTCGTGAACGCAAAAATGTCTTCATTTGTGGTTCATTGGGTGTAGGGAAGTCGTATATACTCAAAGCTGTTCTTAAAGGTTTGAATCATGTTGAACTGTTGCCCGAACATCTAAAAAGTAAATCACTTTTCCTCCCTTTCATAAAACCGTCCACGAAACATGTATTCATCGAAGATTATGATCCCATTTTCAAACCCATAATAGAGAAAGTTGCGGACGGTGATCGAATTTCTCGTGGATCCCTCTTGGTGACTACAACGAATATGTGTATGTATCCCAATTTTGAAACGGTATTTATCCCGAAACATAAACCTTCAGTTTTGAAAACCTTGACTGACAAAACAGGTCCAGAAGTAGAGAGTGCTGCGATACGATCACAAGGGAATATACGGAACTTTTTCACCTACATGGAAGGGTACGATGAAATTGATGACTTTGAAACTCCAAAAGAATTCATAGCTGGTGTTCTTTCTGATCCTAGTCCTATAGAAATATATGACAGTATATCTGAACATGGTCACATATGGGACATATTTCAGGAAAATTACCTTGACTCTGAAGGTGTCGACATCATAAAAGCTTCACGAGCTTTTTCTGATGCTGACATGTATGACACTCATATGTATTCTCAAGGTGAATGGAATCTGATGCCTTATTTTGTGTTACACGCTCTGACGATACCAAAAACGGCACTTGGTCAACCACTTTTGAAAGATAAAATCAGACCTGGGAGTTGTTGGACAAAGTTTGGAAACTATAAGATGCGCAAACAGAAGTGTGAAGAAATTAAGAAGAAATCAAGGATGGGGTTGGGTATAGAGGAATTGTGCCTATTAAAGAAATATGCAGAAAGTGGAGACTTGGAACCACTGGTTGAGTATAAAATTTCGCCCCAGGATTTTGATGTCATCAATCATCTCGCTGTTGGAAATGGCTTAAAATCGAGGGACGTCACAAGAGTAAAGAAAGCATTGAAGAATGTCTACGAAAGATGAAGAACCTGAATCTGAAGAATGTGTCAAGGTTATCGGAAACGAGATTCTTTTCTATGCCGATGTCGATCGTGAAAACGCTCTTGACTTCGTTGAAAAATTTAAGAAGTTGGAGATTGAACTTCTTAAAAAGAAAGCTGAACTCTTTGGGTACGAACCCTTGATTAGGGTTCACATCATGAGTGAAGGTGGAGACATTTTTGCTGGTATGAACATGATGAATGTTCTTGAAACTTCGCGTGTCAAGATTCATACCATCGCCCAGGGTTCCTGTTGTAGTGCAGCCACATTCATGCTTCTTGGGGGTTCTGAGAGGCGAATGGGGAGGAACGCATACGTTCTCATTCACCAAATTTCTACCGAGATGTGGGGTAATTTTCAAGAACTTAAACATGAGCTGAAATCAACGGATAAGTTTATGAGAATGTTGAAGAAGATGTATCTCGAAAAGACTCAGATTCCTGACAAGATGCTCAAGAAGTTGATGAAGAAGGATATTTACCTTTCCCCAAAAGATTGTCTCAAGTATGGAATCGTTCACGCGCTTGAGTAATCCCAACTGAGCGTTTATACATCGCTAATATACATATAATTATAAGAATAACACAAAAAGTATTTAAATTCATCTGTACTGTTGTACTTTCTGGAGGCCTAAGTCGTTCCATTCTGCCATAGTTTATAACGGGTAATTCTGACATCTATTTAAAGTAGAGAATTTAATTATCCGCATATTGCACAATGGAACGCCTTATCAGACAAGATAAACACGGTAACGACCGCTACATTGACATCAAAGTCGAGGACTTGAAGGATGGGACCGCTGACATCGTGAAGATCTCTGGTGTTGTGGGGAATGAAAAGTTTTCCGAGTCGCGAACCAACGTCAAGACGGGTTATGAAAAGGCTCTCAAGAGAGCCCAAACCATGTGGAACAATGAGCACACTAAGTGCAACCAAGTGTTGCCTATGCTCGCCAACAAGTGGGAAGATCGCAAGAAATACATCTCTGAGCCGTTCTACGTTCAACCTAAACTTGATGGTGTCCGCCTACTTGTCTCCAAGGATGGGGGTATCTCTAGGACTGGTAAGATTGTACCTGGGACTGAGATTCTCGGTAA